TCCTTTCTGTTAATTCTCTTATACGGATATTAACAAATATTTGTTGTTATTAGAAACAATCTCCTATTCTTTTGGAGAATATGCTTGCATATAGGCCTATATAGCGGAGCTGAATAATGATATTTTCTAAGAATACATATGCTTTAGATGATAAAAGCAGAGATATGTGTAAAAGGTTGGACGCCTTTTTCAATGATAATATTGCGGCCAATCAAACACGTTGGGCGGAAGCCAATTTAGATTTGCAGTTCCTGGTCGGCTCTCAGGAGTTTTATAACTCTATGTATGGGCCATTGTTTCCAGGAAGAAGAAAGAACTTCTATTTTAATCATATAAAGCCAATAACTGAAATGATATGCGGTAGGCAACGACAGAACAGAAAGACTACTGTTGTTCTTCCGCAACACCAAGTTGATGAAGATACGGTGACAGCGGACCAACTGAGTAAGGTGATGATGTGGGTCCACGAGAATGATAACGTTTATGATACTGTATCAGAGGCGTTTACGCGTTCTGTAGCTACTGGGATGTCTCTGTTGCAGGTCTACGTAGATTATAGATCTGATCCTATAAGCGGCGACATCAAAGTAGACTGTTGTCCGTACAATACTTTTCTCATAGACAACTCATTTACCAAGAAAGACCTGTCTGACTGTTCTGCTTTGTGGAAACGTTCCTATTTAACAAGGCGTGAAGTACTAAGTTTATTGCCTGATAATACTGAAGAGATCATGGCAATCAGAAACAACGATAAGGCTGCTAAGTTCTACTTTGACAGACAATCGTATGGTATGGCGAACCCGACGAAGCTAACCTATGACGAATTCTGGTACAGAGATTTCAGGACTCAAAAGCGTCTTATCGATACTAAGACAGGCGATACTTTCGAATGGCGAGACGATGATGATACGTTGCAAATGTTCTTATGGCAATACCCTACTATCATCGTAGAAGAGTGCGAAGTACCTACTGTTAACTGTGCTATTCTTGTTGAAGGGCACGTAATTGTAGACAGCAATATGTTCGGTATCGACGACCTACCGTTTGTTCCTGTTATATCTTATTATTATCCTGAATTATCGCTTGAAAGTGAGAGAATACAAGGTGTAGTACGTTCTTTAAGAGATGCGCAGTACCTCTATAATCGTAAGATGATTATCGAGGCAGACTCTCTAGAATCGGTACCAAACAGCGGATTCATATATAAAGAAGATGCCCTTGTAGATCCTAGCAGTATCTTCAATACAGGAGACGGTAGAGGGATAGCCGTTAAAGCTAACTACAATATCCAAGAGTCTGTTGTGCCTATACAGCCGTTTATGATACCGCCTACAACACAAGATCATAGAAAAGACTTAAAAGCTGAGATGAACCAGATATCTGGAGCATCAGAAGAACTACTTGGCAGTGCCTCCGATGATGTTGCAGGTATCTTATCACGGTTGCGCCAAGGTGCAGGCCTTACTACCTTGCAGACTCTTTTTGATAATCTTGACCAGGCACAACGACGCCTTGGTGAGATTGTTCTTAACCTTATACAGACTAATTTCATGCCAGGTAAGGTCCAAAAGATTATAGGGCAACAGGAACTATCCAAGCAGTTCCACAATCATGTATGGAGCCAATTTAACTGTGTAGTTGAAGAAGGCGTTTATACTGCTACACAAAAACAAATGCAATTCGTCCAGTTGATGGAGCTTAAAAAGCTGGGTATCGCTGTACCTGATGATGTGATACTGGAAGCTGCAACTATACAGAATAAAAAAGAACTTCTTGATTCTGTCCGTCAATCTCAACAACAGGCAGCACAAATGCAACAACAACAAATGCAATTGCAAATGCAAGAACTGCAATCCAGGACAGAGATGGCACAAGCACGCGCGGCAGCAGACAGAGGTTCAGCTATTGAGCGTGTAAGCCGTGTTGCTGAGAATGAGTCTCTTGCTATAGAACGTAAGGCAGAGGCTAAAAAGGATGAAGAACAGGCAGTGCTCAACATGGTCAAAGCCATTAAGGAAATAGAGCAGATAGACTTAGCACAACTGGAAAAACTGATATTCCTAACAAGACAATTGGCAGAACCTGTAACAGCAGGGCAGCAGACCGATACTTCAGCAGAGACTGCTAAGGTAATACAAAATATGGGAGTCAATAATGCGCAAACCACGCCGCCAACGGAAAGCTATAATGACAGCTATCCGCAAGCCACATAAGAAAAGAAAGAAACCCTCTTATGGTTAGAGGGATAACCTTGCTGTCGTAAGACAAGCAGTTTCCTGAAAGGGTAACACAATGGCAAAACGTTACTATGACAACGGAAATCCGTTGGTCCTGAACTTAGATAGTTCAGCAACCGCTCTGATGCCACAGAAGTCGATGAGTAAGAAGATAGGTGAACCTTACAGCTCATTACCACAGACATATGGTGATACTATGGGCAGCATGGACGAAGCTATTAGAAAAGATGTAGCTAAAGTTCATAAGGGGTTCAAGCCTGGAAGGGTTTAATATGCCTAGCATGCCTAGAATTAATAAAAAATGTAAGAAGATTGCTTACGACATTCTTGGGGAACCTCCAGCCTTGAAATCGTATAAGACGAAAAGGCAGAAGAAGTTAGACAGGGAGATTCTTGAAAGTGAATTTCTTATTGATAATAGGTATAGACGCTATTAAAATAGGCGGCCGTACGACAAGGCCGCCTTATCTAAGGACGAGATGCACAATTTAACTGAAGCGGTTAATAAAGCTAACGCATCAACAGATAGACCGGGGCACATAAGTGAAATAAGGAATCTTATGGCCAAGGACTATCTGAAAAAAAGAGATCAGAAGATCCAAGAAGGACTCAAGAAATTCGACGGTGATTTCTATATCCAGATGATGTTCCTACGCGATAAGACTATGAAGCATGGTAAAGTCTTTAGGACTATAGGTCGTGCTTGTAGGGGTGTAGCTTCTCCTGTATGTCATAGTCATATGTGGAAATATCACCGCCATAGTGGATGTTTGGAGCTTCTTTGGTCCATTCCCAGCATGGACGAGTGCATGTATATGTTGCAGAATAAACACCTTGTACATCCGCAAGAATATGATCTGTTGAAGTATGTTATGGCATTCGCTGACGGTTCTTTAGATAGGCTGTGCGATGCAGAAAACGAGAAAGTAGCAGAACGATTAAATAAACAGTGAGGAGATTATGGAAGAGAATAACCAGATACAAGAATTTGTAGAACAAACTGCGCCTGAAGCTCCAGAAGTACCGGCAGTTGATGAGAATGAGGCCGAAGTTGAACGCCGTGCACAAGCTATAGCACAAGAGCGGAACTTTAAGCAGTTGCGTGAACAGAATGCAGAATATGCCAGGAGACTCCAAGAAGCAGAAAGAAGAGCTTATGAACTTGAACAACGTTCTAAGCCTGTCAACGAGCGTGTTCTTGCAGATGATGACTATATAGAAGCACGAGACCTTAAAAAGGCACGAGAAGAACAGGCAAAAGAATTAGAAGCAGTTAAGATGCAGCTTGTAGAGATGTCTGTTAAGGCCGAATGTCCTGACTTTTATGAAGTAGTTACGCAAGAGAATGTGGACAAATTAGTCAAAGAACATCCTGAATTGGCTCAAACTTTGAACCAGTCACGCGATGAAAGGGCAAAGGCTATAGCTACCTACAAGGTCATTAAAAAGTTCGGATTGAACGATATGGAATCAAAAACCGAAGCTGAACGTATAGCAGCGAACACCAAGAAGCCTAAAGTATCTAATACAGTTACTAAGACAGAGAGTGACTTAACCAGGGCAGCAGGATTCAGCCGTGGTATGTCAGAAGCAGAGAAAAAAGCACGTTATGAGAATATGAAACGATTAGCGAACATGTAACATGATACTATTTTATATAGCTGGATTTACCCTTTTGGCGGTTATGCTTTATTGGATATATTTGGACTAGAATTCTGTTTTTTCTCGTCTCTTTTCTTTCAAGAGCCATGGTACCATGGCTCTTTTTTTTCTTGTAATTATCTCTTTCTGTTCTCTATAGTTTGCGTTGACTGATAGCAGCCTCGTCACCTGCATGGCTGAAATGGACCTCGCCAGTCTATGACAGATATGTGCGGCCCCGTCACCCGCTAGTAACAGTTAAACAGTCAATTATAGGGTATAAATATGCCTAATATGACAACAAGTTATCTGCCGCCAGCTATTCAAGCAGAGATGGACAAGAACCTATTGGCGACACCTACAAGACGCTGTATCTATACGATATGCGCGCAACGTAGGACCATGAAGAAAAATTCAGGTGATACAATCAGATTCAAACGATGGAACGCATTAGAATCAGCGACTGCGCCACTTGGCAACTCTGGTATTACACCACCACCTAATACACTTGTAGCGGTTTATGTTGATGCACAAATGCAATTCTACGGTGATTGGATTAGCATCAACGAGCAAGCAGTACTGCAAAACCAGGATAACGTCCTCAACGGTGCGGCGATGGTCCTGGGCAAGCAGCTCCGTACAACTGAAGATGATCTCGCCCGTGAGACATTGCATGCCTGCGCGAACATTATTTTCTGTACTCACGGCGGTAACGGAGACAATCCTACTAACGTCACGACTACAGATCTATTGGAAGCAACTACTGTACTCCAAATGGCGGATGCAGAGACTATCGCAGATATGGAAGAAGGAACTAATAAATTTGGCACAAGCCCCGTTTACAGTGCCTTTTTCTGTTATACGCATACTCAATTGGTTCCTGATCTTACGAATCTTCCAGGATTCTTGCCTAAGTACAACTATCCTAACCAGGAGAATGTACTTGATGCCGAAGTAGGATCATTTGGTTATAACCGTTTCTTGGTATCAACCAAAGGTGCTATTGACGTAGGTGCGTCAGTCAACGGCAATGATGTATATGACTTTATCATGGTAGCGAATGAATCCTACGCGATGATCGATCAGGAAGCATACGGACCTGAGTTTATATACAATGATCCATCTATTGCTGGTGGACCAATGCGTTTAAATGGGTCTATTGCTTGGAAGACAGCAATGGCATTCGCCATATTGAATGATGAGTGGGTCCTCCGTTTAAGAGCAACTAAAGCGAATTAGGAGCATATCATGATGACAACTACCACTCAAGGTTCGTTTATCTCAGACGGCGCATCTCGCATTATCGCTGTACCTCAGGGTATCGATTGGTTCAAAGTCATTAACTATACGTCTATAGCTAATGCTACAAACAACAAGGGCATCCGGTTCGAATGGTACAACGGTATGGCGGTTAATGGTGGTCTTATGACGAGATTCACAGCGGCAGCCCCTGCTATGATGATCCAAGATCTCACCACTATAGCCAAACCAGGATTCACCGTAATCGACACAACTGATCGTACTCCATCTGATGCCGTTGTTATTACTGGCACAAGCAACGCTGCTAACCCGGTTGTAACGACAGCAGCAGGCGGAACTATCCAGTTGAATGTTGATGAAACTGTTGTTCGCATTGCAGGAAGTGCAGCAGCACCTACGATCTGCGGAATCGACTACTCAGTAGCGGCCGTTAACCATGGTGCTAATACCTTCACATTGCCTACACATGCTACAGCGTTACCAGTTGGTGCAGGAGCTACTTTTAGGATTATATCCTATACAGCTGATCCTATGATCTATCCTGCTACACGTACCGTTATCAATGTAACACAGGCGGCGAATGCTGTTGTGACAACCTCTGTTGTTCATAACTACACAGTCGGTCAGAAGGTTCGCATGCATGTACCTACAGTATGCGGCATGACGCAGCTTGATGATGTTGTAGCTACTGTGCTTACAACTCCAACCGCGTACACCTTTACTATTGATGTCGATACGACTGCATACACTGCTTTCGCATGGCCATTAATTGCAGATTTCCCTAACCAGGTAGCTTCTGTAGTACCTGCTGGGTTGAACTGCGTAAGACCTTATGTCAATTCCTTTGATACTGCTTATACCAACAATGGGTTTAAGGGGATGTTATTAGGATATGACACAGCAACAACGGGGGCACAATCTCCTTGTGGTGCTAATAACGATCTTATGTACTGGCAAGCTGGCAAGATAGCGAACTTGTAAAGCAAAAATAGGGGGTAAGTATATCTTGCCCCCTCTATACGGAGAAAATATGGCTGAGAAAAAAGAAAAACGCATAGTAAACCTGAAGTACCTGAAAGATAAAGAGAGCGAAAAGGCTAAGGGGATATTCCACTTTCATGAACGTAAAGAAGGCACTCTTAAGTTCAGTTGCCGCTATCATGATGGTGAAATAGAAAGATACGAATTGGTAGATGGACAAGAATATGAACTTCCTTTGTTCGTTATCGATCACCTTAATAAATATTCAGGACGCTATAAAGTCCATGAACTTAAAAAGAATGCTGACGGTTCTATTTCCAAGAAAGTTGGCAAGACTGTCGCACGTTATAGTTTCGAATCGACGGAATTCGTGGCTAGAGAACATTGCAGAAATTCCGATGAACTCATGCCTGAGATTATAGTCGGACAGAAATAATAATATTTCCATCCGACAAGAAAGGTTCTTATGTCAACTTTAGCAAATATCCGTGCAAAAGTACGCAAGATAACACTATCACCCTCAGAATCGAAGTTGTCTACTGCCGATATAGATACCTATATCAATACATTTATCTTGTATGACATGCCCAATAAGGACACTATATTTAGCTTAAGAAAGACATTCACGTTCTATACAAGCCCGAATGTAGCCGAATATGCTACTACTAATACCCTTGCAGGTGATCCGCTATATAACTTCAAGAATATGTATACCAACATTATTCCGCCTGTGTTTGTAGGAGGCCGTCAGGCACTTTATACACAGTCGCGATCCGAATTCTAT